GTAACTATCGTAACTATCGTAACTATCGTAACTATCGTAACTATCGTAACTATCGTAACTATCGTAACTATCGTAACTATCGTAACTATCGTAACTATCGTAACTATCGTAACTATCGTAACTATCGTAACTATCGCATTATTTTGCTATAATTAAGGATTTCCTTGTCATATATAGTATTAGGCTTATTGAAAGGCTCCCCGCTATTCGGCAAATATTTCAAATAATACTCTCTAATCAAAAGCTCCTCAATATTATTCAACATAAGCTTATTTTTCTTTTTAGGGGGATTTTTCATATCCTTTTATACTTACTAAAAAAATAAAAAATATATAATATATAATCCGCCATCATAACTTCAAGCCTTTATTTACAATTCAGAGAGAAACTCGGTGATATCGGCATCTGGATTGATTAGCTGAGATGTAGATGGCAACTCTTCTTCTTCGCCGCCCGAATAGCTGCTTTGGCTGCCGTAGCTGTCGTAGGCATCAGGAGCCTCGTCAGATACAACAGCGTCCTGAGAATCGTACTGGACGGAGGAATCAACGAGGGATTTTGGAGTGGTATTTTCGGGGAACTGGCGAGCCTCATAAATGATGATGATATTGTCAATAACGATAGTCGCGAAATCCACATCAAGAATAGGCGAATATTCAATTGGCCCAAACCTATTGATATAGTCCTGGATAACGAGCGAGTGCCCGTACAAATAGACGAGGAAGTCAATATGCTGCATATTTTTGTAGATATAGTCCTGGATACAAGGGATCTTCTGCTTCTTAGCCTCCTCAAAATCGCCGCACGAATTGATGGCTACCATAATATCCATAATATTCTTTCCATAACCTCCCTCCATAATGGCGTTGATATTGGCACTATCATTACGGAAGCCTACGACAAAGTTCTTCTGTTCCGCAGACATTTCGCTTGCTTGCTGACTGCTTGCTGACTGCTTGCTGACTGCTTGCTGACTGCTTGCTGACTGCTTGCTGACTGCTTGCTGACTGCTTGCTGACTGCTTGCTGACTGCTTGCTGACTGCTTGCTGACTGCTTGCTGGCTGCTGGCTGGCTGCTTGCTGGCTGGCTGAGATGGCAAATAATAACACATATATAAGCAATCATTTTTTATAAATAGTAATATAAATTAGAACAAAATATGAATATAATTAAATACATATTTTATATGCTTCTCGTGGCTGATATTAACCAAGCATATCATTTAATACCTTGTATATATAATAAAAAATATAGAGGTATAAGGACGCTAGGAATATTAAGGAAGAAATGTGGATATATTAGAAATGCCACAGAATACGCGTTAGAATTATTGATAATTATAGATATATTGCTTCCTAAAAAGATGCGTCCCGAGCTGCGCTCTGGGCTGAGCTCTGGGCTGCGCGCCGGCGATAGTCCTTCCAAGTAGCAAAGTATTTTTTAGTTATTTTTTTATCATAGAGCGTGTATGTGAATATATATTTTTTATCAATACTCTCCATAACATCATAGAGGGCTTCAAAGTTCGTTAGCATCAATTACTAATTATATAGCACATATATTTTATATGATAATTGTTGCGCTATTATAATTCAAATCTGTAAGAGGGTGCCATAGGCTTTCTGTATTTATTGGAATTGTATAGTAAGCTGTCGTATCTCTGTTTTTTATCAATTAGCTGTCTCATCAACATCAAATCCGTAGTATCAATAGAAGCATATTTTCCAATTTTAAAGGTTGCATTCATATTCTTTTGTAAATGATAATAGCTAAGTGTATCGTGTATCATAGGGATATGCGAGGACACCTTGTATTTTTTCCTGTTAAACCCAGTAATATTATTATTTCTAAAATAGTTAGTTGTCCTGTTATAATTTCTGGATGAAATAGTATTGTAATCTCCTAATATAATCTTTTCAATACGAAATATACTGTTATCAAAATCGTGAGCATCAGGATATTTAGTAATAGGATATAAGAAAGTCTTGCTCATTATATATTTTACTTACATATAAGATAATATTTCATAATTATTCTATCATTTTTTACGGCAAAATATAAAAAATACATATATTACATATTTACATAATTACATTATCATCTCAAAGACGCGCAAGTCTAATAGAGTAGCTTCTTTTGGGCTGCGGTAAAGTTTGTGAAGCAGTTTTTTCTAATAGGCAACCTGGCATTTGTAAATACATCATCTTCGTGCACCCAGTCGCCAACCCATCTTCTATCAACAATACACGACTGTCCGCCACCACAGGGACACAATTGTTCTGCGGGCATATCCATTACTTGTCCGGCGGTAGCGGCAACAGGAGAGGCGGTAACAGAAACGGCGGTTGCGGTACGAGAGCGGGTGTTCATTCTGCAATAGGTTGTTATAATATGATATGGAAGGCAATCAATTTTTACTATTTATCTTCTTTTTCGGAACTATTGAAGTTCAAGACTTTGCAGATAGCCAGTTTAATTCCTGGAGGTGTGAAATGGTTATATAGCAAATTTCTTGCTTCCTTTGATTTAGTAGGCGCATTAGGGACAGCAATTGAATTGCTGATGTAATGAGTTATGTAGGGATTCGTGTTCATAGTTATATTATAACAATATCTAAATATAACAATCAATTTTTATAGATTATTATAGATATAGACATATAAACACAGCTATATTATAGTATATTTAAGATACATATTGGCATTATGGAGATTGTTAAGGAAGCGAAGTCCGCGGAGCCTACGGAGCCTATGGGGCCTACGGAATATTATATATATGTTAATGCGTTTTGGTATGGTTTTATAAATAAGACGGATGCAAACAATATTTCTATATTTGAAAATATATTTTCTAAGACTTTTATGCGTAATTTCAAGATTACCGATAATTTAAATATAGCTAATGTGCTATTTGAATCCGTCTTCGGTCCCACGCTGGCTGATATAAAAATGTGGAGATATAAGATATTTTATTCAGGCGAACCCTATATATCTAATCCGGATAAGTACGATGTCCTCTTGTATTCCACGGAAACGCATAAAAATGTCGTAGATTTGCCCCTGTATGCCGTATATATACAAAATAATAATTTTATGGAAAGGATAATCAATAGGCCTACGATAACAAAGATACCCGAGAAGTTCTGTTGTTTCATAGTATCTAACGATGCCTGTAATACGCGCAATAAGATGTTCCATCTTTTAAATAGCTATAAAAAGGTAGATTCTGGTGGCAAATATTGCAATAATATCAATTATGTAATAAAACACAATTATTGGAGCGACGAGTTCAGAGCATTCATAAGCAATTATAAGTTTATTATATGCTTTGAAAATCACAGGCTCGGGACATATTCTACGGAGAAGATAGTAAATCCTTATATCGCAGGGAGTATCCCTATATATTGGAGTTCTAAGCATATACACAAGGTATTTAATAGGAACTCTATGCTATTCCTGGAAGATGAAAGCGTAGAGTCTTATGAAAAATTAATGAATGAAATTATTGAATTGGATAACGATGATGCAAAATACTTGGAGTTTATTAATCGCCCGATATTAGAAGATAAGGATATGAAATATTATAATGATAATTATACGGTTGATGCCGTCGCCCTTAAAATAGATAATGTATTATTAAAAAAATAAATGAATAATAGAAGATTTATAAGAATAAGAATAAGAATAACAAGCAAATGATTTTTCTAATTCTGCCGAATCAGCTATTTGATATCAAGCATTTTACTAAGTCTTTTAAGTATATATTATGGGAATGCCCTCATTTTTTTACAGATTATAATTATAATAAAAAGAAGTTGTTGCTACATCGCGCGACAATGAGATATCAATATGATTTAATGAAAAAGAATGGATATTCCGTAGTATATGTGGAGTTCGGCAAGAAACTTGCGGAAACAGAGCAATATACGCTGTATTACCCAATAAATAAGTCGGATATATTAAAGCTTCCGCGGAACACCATAATATATGATAAGGATACGCCCAATTTACTAATGACACGAGAACATATCAATAGATATCGTGAGAAAACTGACAAGTTTTTCTTTAACGCCTTTTATATGTGGTCAAAGAAGGAGCTTAATATAATACCTAAAATTAAATCGCAGGATAAGCTTAATAGACAGAAGCCGAAGAATATTATATGCGTATCTCAGCCTTACGCTGATGTCGCAGTGAGAAAAGATATATCTAAGTATATTGACGAAGCCTCTAAATATGTCGAGAAGCATTTTAAAAATAACTGCGGAATGTTAGGTAAAGAAAATGGTTTTATATATCCTATAACACACACCGATTCTATAAAATGGTTAGAACATTTTATTAAAAATAAACTGAAGAATTACGGGAATTATCAGGATTATATAGATAAGAATAATAGGCATCTATGCCATTCTCTAATGTCTGCTTTAATAAATATAGGCCTTATAAATCCGCGAGATATCATAGATATATTAGAAAGAGAGCGAAAGACTCGTGATATTCCTATGAATAGCTACGAAGGCTTTATAAGACAATTATTCTGGCGCGAGTATCAGCATTTATGCTATTTATATGTAGATTTTTCCGGAAATTATTTTGGAAATAATAAATTGCTCGGGAAAGAATGGTATTCGGGAAATACTGGGATTATCCCAGTAGATGACAGCATTCGCGAAGCATTTGATACAGGCTATTTGCATCATATTAAACGCTTAATGGTTATAGGAAATTATATGAATCTCTGCAATATAAAACCGAGCGAGGGCTTTAGATGGTTTATGGAGTTCTCTTGCGATTCTTATGAATGGGTAATGTATCAGAATGTCTATGATATGGTATTCTTTTCAACAGGAGGAAAAACTATGCGCAGACCCTATATATCTTCATCAAATTACATATTAAATATGAGTAATTATTCTAAGGATAGCTGGTGTGAAATATTGAACACTAAATATAGGGGCTTTATAAATAAAAACAAAAAGAAACTATGGAAATACAGATATTATGTATCACTAAAATAGCCCTATGGGGGAGACCTATGGGGGAGACCGCCCCCAACGCGGTTTTATTGAGAGGCTATTGAGAGGCTATTGAGCTATATATAATACCATTATGATGTCTCAAAAAGAAACCAAGATTTTCTAAAAGTTGAAAATTAAAATTTGAGTACATCTTTCTGTTTTTTCAAAAATTTCAAAAGTTTTTTAGAAATTACAAAATAAATCAAGAGATGTACTCAAATTTAAAAATGAAAAAAATATAAATATTCTAGTGTCTCAATAATTGCTCTGAATCTTCTATGTATTTTTATAATAATTATTGAGAGGCTACTAAGAGGCTATTGTCAAGGCTATAGAAAAGGCAAAACATAGGGACTTGCGGGACTTGAGGAACTTGTTGAATGTGGCTTTCGCATCATAGGATTAGATTATAGCTTTATAGCATTATATTAGTACAAAGGTATTTGACATAGTTTATGTAATAGTCGGGGAAGCTGAGGGCGTTTATGTTGAAATCTATGTATTCTAATACATTTTCTCGTAAGCCGCTGTTAATAACATCTATCATCTGTCTATCTATTTTCTTTTCTGAATTTTCCGGTATTATCATTTTCAGGCGTTTCATAATAATTGAGAAATATATATTCAGGTTTATGCAAATAAGGATTTTGTGATTATTAACATTATTGTAATTATCATCATCTTCGTAATCGTTTATATTAAATTGAGCTAATACATTTTCGCGATTCACATCCTCAATATATGATATGACAGGCTGAATGAAATATTCAAGATTTGCAAGAGTCATCCTTTTATTACACATATTGTGAAAAATCCACAGCGACATTATAATACCCTTGTAATTATTATTATAGCAATTATAATAGAGTGTTATCAGAGATTTCAAGATATAATGTCCCTTGTTATCCAATGATAAGCTAAATCTATCCCTGTGTTTCAAGATTTGCTGTGTAATTTCCTTAATCTCCTCATAATTATATTTTTCTATTACATGTCTTGTTATTATATTTGTTAGAATCTCAACAGAACAACCGCATATAATCATAATCTCCTCGTATTTCTTAGAATCTATCAACGGCTTCAAATCAAAATATCTCTTATATTTCATAGAGACCCTTTTCAATTTGCCATAATCTCTAATATCAATTTTAGCTTTCAAAACATCTATGATATCATCTTGTAAAAACAAATCACTCATTTTTAATATAAAAAATATAATACCTTTGATATCATTTTTTATATATAAATCATCGTTGTTATATATCATAAGATACATCCTTCTCATCAGTAATCATATATATACAAGGGATGCGATGAGTTATGTTGCTCTCATCGCCAGTATCTGTATTATCCGGTGATATATCAATATATAGTGTTTTCATTAAATATATTATGGTGTTGATGTAATATTTTTTGAAATATTTTTCATTACCGTATAGTTGTTCGTCGCGGATATTTGCGAGATATTCGTCAATCTTTTTGTTCTGCATAGAGAATAAATTGATTACACTGGAACGCGAAGTATTAGCAATAATATGCGAATAGAGGCTAAACTTCTTGACAATTATAAATAATAGCAAACCGATGTTTAATTTATATAGCAGTTCCAAGTTCTCGTTATAGTAATAATCAGTATCATTTTTAAAATACTTGGTAATAATTGTGAGTGTTGAACAGAACATATCCAGATTTCTGTAATACAGGGTTTCATTTTCATATAAATCAAGCATAGTATTTTTGATATTCTCGCATTTTCTCTTAGATGTATTATATATAATATCTATCAAATACTCTATCACAAAAGAACAATTATTATATATAGCGATTCCAATTAATTCCTCATATTTCATTAGCTTTTTAATAATCTGCTTATTTTTCTTGAACCTGTATTTCTTCCTAATATTGCCTTCAATAATTTTAAGAATAAATTCAACAGTTATCCCCTTGATATATAGCAGTTTATCATAGCTTTTACTATATAGCAACGGAGACAAATCAAATAACTTGCGATACTTAACCGATACCTTCTTCATCTTTTCATATTCCCCAAAATCTATATGGCACTTCAAATAATCCAAGATATCATCATCAATCAATAACGAGCTTGTCATTTTCGCGTTGCTTAATCTTAATGATATCCTCGGGTAATTAAAATTATATATCAATTTTTATTACCTCCCGATTATCTAATACGGTCTCTGACGGCTACTAAATCAAGGTCGCGAACTCTATAATATTCCTTCTTGTTGTTAGGCAATTTTCTCTCAACCATAAAAGGCAATCGTCCTTCGGTAAGTTCTTTTAGGGCTATTTGACGCAATTCCATATTGCTTTTGACATCTGTCGTCATATCATTAACAAACAGCGGAGCACCAGATGCAATTTGCTGTGTTCTCAAAGCAATTATTTTGTCAAACTCATAAATTGTCATAATAGGTTTAGATATTTTGGTATCATTCAAATGTTCCATAACCTTGAGAACATCCTCAACAACATTCGCCTTATATGTAATCGCCATTATGTCCTTTATAATCTATATATATAGTATCATTTTTTTATTTATATATAATATATAATTAAGTTTTTCAAATTGCCATTTTTCCTTTTACCTCAAAAAAACAAAAAACACAGAGAATACCAGAGAATACCCATAAAGACACCGCGCCCAGTCTGGAGTTTTATTCAAATACATTTGTTGTTATATAGTTGTATTTTGCAAAATCCTCGTCTGTTATGTTATAGTATTTATAGCAACTTGAGTCATATCTTGAAGCCATCTTCTTGTTGTTTATATGAAAGGTACGCGATAAGATATTATCATCTCCGTAGTAATCGCGGATAGTAGATAATTCCAAGTATAGTTTATTTGTCTCTCTCAATATATCCAGGTATAGAGGGGATTTAAGGACGGGGCTCTGTAATATCACATAGTCAAAATAGCCGGTTTCGTCGTCTATCAATTCATCGCCCGTATCTTGTCTCAAGATTACTATAACATTATCAAGCGGATACCTCGTAAATAGATGCGTATTTGAGTTCAAATGAGGGTCCGCGATATCATATTTGATGTGTCCGTAGGTTATTGAATATACATCATAGGGAACTGTATATTCCTTATTATCTACCATAATCCTGAACTTTCGCGGATTCAGCTTTTTGACAATATCTAAACCGAGAAGCCACTTATCGGTTATATCATTTCCACATACACGGTCATCTATGTCGTCCAACATAATCTCTGCTGCCACAATCTCCTTCTCAATAGCCATCGCGAGCATCTCAAAAATCTTAGTTATCAAATCTTCGTCAAGGAGATCGAGATAGCTTGAAACCATCATATATAAAAATAATAACTGAGTAGCTATCAATTTTTAATTTCCCATAAGAAAATCAGCCCTTCATTATCCTCACAAAATTAATTGTTTTTCCTGTAATAATCGCAATATTACATATTTTTTGACATATAAGCCCTGAATTCTTTCGGCATTATCGAAAAGCTTCTTAGTTAATTTTTTATAAAAGGTCTTTTTATTCATAGTAGCTTTCTCCTTATCACTAAATTGATACATTGCAAAACTGTCAGTCATCATCATTACTATTTTAAGGTTATTGTCAAAGAATAGCCATTTCATACCTCCTTCAAAATATTCCCCAACAAATTCGGTATATGATATAATTTTATTATCAAGTATTTTTTGCGCGAATAATTCCAAATTGACAAGCAGTTTTTTCTTGTCTTCGGCAGATAACTTGTTTATATTTTCGGCATTTAATTGTCTGTAATCTGCCGGATTATCATATACTATTATATAATATCCCGAATCTGCCGTTTTAACTCTCTGCGGTTTTGAATTATCGCATTTATTATTACACATAATAATATCATTTATCTTCGGTATTAGCTCTCTCTTCGCGAGTTCATTATATATGAACTTGCGTTTCTCCAAGTTTTTATAATTTTCCTCAATACTATAATCGTTATAGTTCGTAAAATTAATAATCTTATTTCTCCCGTTTATTTTTGTAGAAAAAGTATTGCCCGATAAGCTTTTTATAATTTCAAGAGGCTTTATTTTGTATATTTTAGATATACAGGTTTTAACATTGTCATTGGGTGCTCCGTCGTTCTTTGCATATATGCTTTTACCTATTAAAGAAGCTTTGTTATAATAATATTTATATATATTTTTACTCAACAGATTATCAAAAGATGTAATAATCTGCGATATTTCTTCATTTGTAAAGTTTAATGTTTTTTGAACTTTCTCCACCTTCTTAATAGCCTTCGCCCGACCTTTATTATATTCTATGATATACTTATATATATTCTCCTCAAACTTTTTATAATCCATCTAAATATTATTTTTATTTTTTTTATAGCCTCATAATAAATATGTTCTGGCGGGCATAAAAATTGACTCATAGAAGCCTAATAGACCTATATAAGTGTTATTAGAAAAGTTCTTGGTTTAAAAACTCTTATCTAAACTTGAGAGGCTACGGAGGCTACGGCAATGGAACACCGAGAGCATCGCGAGCATAACAAGTTTAACCTCTGTGTTCTTCCTACGCAGATGGGAAAGACATTCGTCATAGTCAATAAAATTATGGAGAGTCTGAAACAAGACGAAGCGCAGGGGCGTAGCATTCACATCGTACTTACTATGAATACTCTGCTGAATAATAAGCAATTCTCTAACAGGCTGAGCGAAGTCAATAATAAATATGGAGATGGTTCGGTATGCGTATTTGCGTCAGTATATAAGGGAGATTACAGACACATCAAACAGACCGAACATATCTTCAGTGAACCCGAGGCAAAGCCTAAGAAGACAAATAAGACAAAGAAGTCCAGAGAGGACAGAGATACCGAGGATACCGTAGAGACTGAGGATGCTGAATGGGAAATGCCGCGGATTGTAATAGCGTGCAGTAATACCAAGAGATTCAACGATTGCTTTGATACTATATATAGGCTCGGCGAGGGCAATACAGCTGTCAAGCGTGTCTTCGTGTATTTTGACGAGCTCCATAAATATATTAAGAATACTGCTTGTAATATTCGCAAGCATATTGAGACTATCAATGATTTGGAGATAGTATCAGCGATGTATGCGATGTCCGCATCACCCAATAATATCTGGAGCGACAATAAGATGAGTTTCTGGTCTAACATCAATATATTGCATATAGATAACTATTATGACACGGATTATATAGGCTACAATGATATTAACTTTATATGCTACGGAGACAATGATAGTGCATATAAAAGTACCAAGAATGCAGATTATGCTGATGCGGGCTTGAGGGATAACGAAATATTTACTATGAATTTTATCAAGGATACTCTCAAAAAGTATCCGGAAATATTGAGTAAATATAGCCGCGTATTTATACCTGCTAATTTGCGAAGGATTACCCACAGTTATTTAAGAGAGTGCCTATTTAAACACGAGCCTTCGTGTGTTATTATACTTCTTAATAGTGCTGAAAAGAGCATTCAATATAAAAACGAGGATGGCGATACGATAACGCAACCCATCGTATTGAAAGAAGGCGAGCTGGGAGATTTAATAGCGAATTATATGGAGGCTAATAATATCAGCGATAGGCCTCTTGTATATATTGGCTTCGTCTGTGTAGGTATGGGTCAGACGCTTGTATCTGAGAAGCTCGGAAGCTTCACGGCTGCTATATTTGGCTATGATAATATATTGAATGACACTATGTATCAATTGTTTGGTAGAATTACGGGGCGATTCAGGAATTGGGATAAGCGCAAAAAGGCGACTGATGTATATTCAACGAAAAGGTGTAAAAATATATGCCAGGTGATGGAGGAATGTGCTAAGAATGTCATTGCGAAGCACGGGGGCAAGAAATTGGACGCCAATAAATACCTGGAGCCTTTCAATAATGGCGATAAAATAACGGGAGTATATCAGCTTAAGAATAATTTTGAAGAGAAAGATGCCGAATACTTTGAGTTCCCTAAGTTTGCCGATAGTATGCCAGAAGTATCTAAAATGCTGTGTGATATCTTCCATATTAAAATAGAGCTCGAGGAAGACCCTGGCAAATATTTCTGCGATATTGAAGGCTATTATATTACAAAATATCTCAGAAAATACAATGGTAAGAAGCAAGATGAATTAAAGCCAGAAGATAGACACACAGAAGCCAATATAGCCTCTATAAACGCGATGTATATCAAAAATGACAATAAGATATGCAAATACATCGTAATACCCGTATATGAATCTCTGGAATCCTCCAAGTTTAAATACCGCATATTATACAGCATCTAAATATCTCCATATTATCTCTTACACACTATTACGCGCACATACTATAACATACTATATATCATATTATATATCTTTTTATATTTTTGCCTCTCGGTAGCCTCTCGGTAGCCTCTCGGTAGCCTCTCAATAGCCTCTCAATAGCCTCTCA